TGTAAGAGTCCGCCAATCACTAGACCCCGCGGTTACGAGATCTTGCTGCTGGAATTGCAGTAGGCAGTGGTTGACATTGGACTGGAGGCTGGTGTAATAGCTATATCCATGGTGGTAAGCTTCCGAGAGGGCGGTATTCAAGTTCTGGTACATCAACTCGCGTTCGTTTGCCACATTGGTGGTCGTTCTTAGCCAGTTGATTTCTTCGTGGATGGTCTTCTTCTCGATCGGAGCTAGGACTCGCGTCCTGTACTTCGGGTGGGGGGAAAACGTTCTTTTGAGGAAAGTCGCATCGTTAGCCAGTGCTTGAAAGGGAGGCTGATCTCCGCCTTTCTTCTGCGCGTCGGTGTAACCCATTCCTAGGTTAGTAAAATACCGGCGTACATCATGAAATGAGAACCACTCACGGATCTCGGCGGATGCGGCAATCAAGTGATCGTCGCCATAAAACAACAACTCCAGTTGATCGGAGAGGGTGTCCATGTCCAGCTTTATGCCTTTTTCGGCTGCTACAGACTGCAAGCAAATCAGGATGTAAAACCAATTGCAGAGCCCATTAATGTCGGCGGTAATAGGGACGCCCGAGGGCAGTCCTTGTGACTTGAGAGCCACTACGTTCCCGTAGACAGTAAGGAGGTGAATCATTTGTTCGACGAGCACATGTCGTGCTCTGGCGTTCTCAGGGCCATCGTCGTACCATTGATTAATTAGTTCTACTGCGGCAAACATGACGTCCGGGTCGAGTTTGCCATCCCAAGCGATGTAGTCTCCAGCAATAACCTGGCCGCCGAAGCGGTTCAAACGGTTGTAAACAGCAGTCCAGTCGGGTCCTAAGGGATTAAGGCCCACAGCGCTTGGAAGCTTAGTGCAATTCTGATTCATGCATGCGATGAAGGCTCCGAAGAACCTCCGACACTCGATATTGAAGTGGAGTGGCATGCAGTCAAACAGTCTGGTGGCACCAGTCTTGATCTTCGCGAGTGAGCGTCTCTCATCCTTAAGATTAGAGTACGACAACAAGAAAGTCTGCTTTCCTGCTAAGAGTCGGGAGTGGTAAGCTTCCAACTGCTCAATCAGATAGGCATCCTTCGGAGTCATCGTCATTCGGTCATCATCACCGTCACAGGTGAATAGGAAGCGTTTCCCTTTTGCAAAGGCAGGCTTCCACCACTTGAACGGGAGTCCAGGGCTGGTGAGGGGGTTGATTCGGGCAAGGCCGGCGAATGGAAGTCCGTTAATTCCTTCCATCACCGTCAGCACACGGCGTTCCACTCCGACAGGAGTGTAGCACTGAAGCACTGACAGGATGTGCAAGAAGGCGCGCTTAATGAACAGCGGGTTCTGCGGTTTGGTCGCAGAGCTGTACTTCTTCGCGCCCTCATTCATTGGGAACACGGGCTTTTCGAGTCGTGGATCGTTCGGATGGAGAACGGCAGGCTCGGTTTCGTGGGGCACTACCCTATCAAAGAGGGGGGAGGGTTTGAGGTCGGTCTTCGCAGTCACGCGCTCAGAATGCTTAGAATCCAAGTAGGCGTGAAGCTTGACCTGTCCTTCAGGTTCGATCGTGGGATATTTCGGAACTATCTCCGAGACCACGTCGCTGAAGTTCAGGTCCTTTTCCAGACCTCGGGTCAGGGGACCATCCAATAGCATGGGTCCACAGTGTTGGGAGGCTTCCTTAGGGAAGAGATTCTGCAGTTGCAGAGCAAGCCACTCCTTAGTAACTATGGCAGCATATGATTGATCCTCGTTTTCGATTCCGGCGGTGTGCATCCCCATGATGCATCCACTGGATTGGGTGTTGAGGCAAGCCACAAGGGCGCCACACATCCCAGGATACGACGAGACCCCGTACGTCCAGTGACGCGGGAGTACATAGTCGGCGAACTCGTCACCGTACGTGATTGCTTGGCAGTCACGGGTGGCGAAGGTCAGGTGCTGGGTGGTGGCGAAAGAATGTGGGTTCACCGCAACGACGGTTGCGTTGGTCGAGTACATGGATTGGACGTCCTCGTCGCTTACAAAGAACTTCGTAATGTCGTAAAAGGACGGCACACGAGCTCCGAGCCACACAATTGCTAAGTCTTCACTTGCAACTGCAAACGTTGTGGTGCAGCGACGGATGGTCTCACCCATGACTAGGGCGACAGTGTAGGTTCCAGTTGGTCCCTTCACTGTAAGTTCGGTTTGGTCACCGTCGGTCATGTCGTGGAACATGTGGAAGGGCAAGAGAGCCAGCTTTCCTTTCAGGCCGAAGCCGTTGGTAATAACTGGTTTTCCGGATGTTCGAGTCCGGGAGGCCAAGAAGAGGTTCTTCTGTTTGACTTTATACTCCAGGACATCTTGCGTTCGGTTGTCTGAACTTCCATGCACCTCAGCGGATTTCGCCAGGGACTTTGTAATGCGGCGGCGCGCTTCGTTTTTAAATCTTTCGATCCATTCAGGATCTTGGGTCTTTCCCATCTCATCGGCGTAAACGTCGATAAGATTCTCCATGTCACAGGAGAGGGCAAACTCCAAGTCGTGTTGACTAGCTCGAATGATCTTTCCTTGTCGAAGGAAACGGGCGCGGCCATCGTATCCAAAGCTTTCCTGGTTCACTCGCATATTGGCAGCTCCAATGAAGTGACCGGCGGCTATCGCAGACGCTTCGACGAGAGCACTTAATAAGAGTTGCTGTGCGAATCCAGAAAAATTCTGGGTTATCGACACGCGAACCTGTTCGGTTTTCTCGCCAACTTTTTGAGAGAGGGTATGAGTTTCTGTGTTATCAGTGAGCCACTTGTAGGCCCGGTAGCATACGATTGCAGTCGCAGCAGCTCCGAGCCCCTGGAAGACGCGCTTTACCAGCGAACTGGTTTTGGCGCTCTCCATCCAGGTGGCCATTCTTTCACGGAGGGATGTCGCTTCTATGTTGTCAGGACAGATGGCATCACTTTCGCGAAGGAGTTCTTCAGCAGTTCGACGCTAGCGCTGGATGAGCAGCGCGGCTTCGTGCAAAGTCATCAACACCACAGAAGGGGAGGCTTTTGGGGAGGCGTTTCGGAGAATTTCCTTAAAACGCAGGAAGGGAAGGTATTCGAGGATTGCAGCGCGCACCTCGGGTTTGCCCTCGGACAGTACTTCCAGGGTCAACTTTTCGTTGTCTGGATATTCATGTCCGTGGCCAACTTCCCCTGCATGCATTTCCACTCGCTGTAGACTATTGTAGTCCAGGGGAGTGGGGTTACAGTCCGCGAAACGCTGGATTTCGGCATAGTAATCGTTGATCCGGGGCGGGCAACTGGCTTCGAACCATTGGTAAAGATCGTGCTTCACGAAGTACTGAAGTACTTTCCACACTTTCTTCATGTCTTTCCACAAGACGCCAACGGGTTTTGAATCGTCGTCAGGAAGCCGCAACCGGTTCTCAGTCATAGTATGAAACCGTGCAAGAAACTTGTTGTCTTTGTTAGTGAACTGTTTGGTCCATTTACCAAAGTCCAAGATTATGTCTTGCACCTGCAGTGCTTGCAGAACGGCATACTTATGAAAGTCGGTCACTTCATCAAAATCATGGAGGAAGAAGTCGCGTGTGACTTGGGAGTGATTGTCTTGGGCACACGCTCCAGTTACCACAGGGCAGCTGAAGACTTCAATCGGGACACCCACAGTGAAGGGGTGCCACACGTCCGATACGGTACAACAAATGGAAGCGTGGTTGAGGCGCATGTAGTCACAGCAGTGACAATATCCAAATGAGACTGTACCATGACTTTCCGTCCACCTATACATTTGATCCTCGAATTCGGCATCTGAGCCTTCTTCAGGGATGACAGGTGTTGGGTAAGGCATGGGAAGGAGGGGACGTGTCCCATTGTGCATCTCTGCATTCTTGGGCTTCGTGAGGTCTTTCAACTCCACTCTAAGAGTTTCCGTTTGGGAGGTAGCTTTTACAGGAGGGGAAGGTGCAAGTCGGCTGGCTAAGGCAGACCTGCTCTCCCGTGAAAGTTTAGACAGTCGCAGCACAGCTCGTTCGTCACGTTCGCAGAACGCGTTGAACTTGGGCACGATGTACT